GCTTCATCCGGAATATGTTTTGTGATCCTATTCATTTCTTCAAAACTAATATTATCATATACTCTTAATACTTCTTTTAATGCTCCGCGTCCTTTCATAGTATTAAAAGTTATCATCTGAGAAACTTTATCATTGCCATATGTGTGTTTGATATAGCCAATAATATCCTCTCTCTTATTAATTGGTACGTCAACATCAATATCTGGCATTGATATGCGTTCCGCTGTATTTCTACCAGCATTATAAAATCTCTCAAATAATAAATCATGTTTAATAGGATCTATAGATGTAATACCAATAAGGTAAGAAACCAAACATCCAGCCGCTGAACCTCTTCCTGGCCCCGGCAGCCAATGATTTGTTCTAACATAATTAACAATATCTTGCACAATAAGAAAATAGCTTGATAATCCTGCTCCTTGTAATACCTCTAATTCATATTTGATTCTGTCTACATAAGTACTATGTAGTTCTTTAGATATTTTTGTTTCTATTTTTTCTTTCCATCCGTTGCGACATAGTTGTCTAAGATATTCATCTGGAGTCTGATTATTCGGACACTTAAAGGCTGGTAATAGCGGCTTATGCAATATATCATATTCTTCACATAATGAATTTACATACTGAGTATTTTCTATCTCTTCTTGATTATGAATATCCGATATTTCTTCTGGAGTAAGTATATGAAAATTATCAGATTTAAAAAAACAAGACATTGCTACATCTTGATTATTAAGTAGTTTCTTATTAACATCAACAAGTGTAGTCTTCAAACTATTACATAGCAGTATTCTTTGATCTATAGCATCGTCTTTGGAACAATAATGAGCATCTGGAGTACATATAATTTTAGTATTTGTTTTTGATCCAAGAGTTCTGATACATTCTGTAAGACTAACTTGTTCCTTAGAAATAAGACTATCCATCAATTGGGATTCTAAGAAGAAATTATCTTGACCAAAAATTTCTTTCATATATGAAATATGATTCAATATATTAGCATCAGAACATGAAGACGATTCTGATATAATATTAGATAATGTAGATCCTAGATGACCACTAAAACCAATAATATTATTATCTAATAAATCAGCTAGTTTACTTAGATCTAGTCTTGGCTTATGATAAAAATTTATTTCATTATTCGATTCTGAAATAATCCTAATCAAAGTTTTCCATCCAGCAAAATTTTTAGCTAGTACAACTAAATGACTAAGTTTAGTATTTTCTTTATTTTTGATAGAACTATCTTGAGATGATATGTAAAGTTCACATCCTAATATTGGTTTGATCTTTTTGGCCTTTAAGGCCTGATAAAATTGAACAGTTCCTGATATTGATCCATGATCTGTAATAGCGCAGGCAGACACCCCAATATCTAGGCATCTATCAGCTATCTGAGAAGGTTTACTTAGTCCATCCAAAAGAGAGTAATGAGACTCACTTAAGAATGGACGTGCAGAGGAACATACCTCTTATTCACGTCCATCTTTATTTTCTCCTTAAAAGAGCCAATATTATGTACCCGGTGCCTTATATGCTCCAAATGTGTGATTTGGATGCTTATATAGGTCTATAGTAGCGTCAATTCCATATAAGTCCAGATCGTGTTTTATTTGTTCGCACTTTGTCATTAACGATCCCTTCTGACACACTTGGCCATCTCTATATTCTGTTATAGGACTAATATTGGTATTCTCAAATGTTGTTTTACCAAAATGACATAATTTACTACACATCCAGCTTTTATGTAGTTTTGGTCTTTTTGTATTCTTGATAACATCAAATTTTTGTCGTAACATTTCCTCTGTTTTACTAATATCAGAGTCATGAAAACATATCGAGAAAGGCCCACCATCATTAATAAAATAGATAGAAAAAATAATATGTTTTATATCTGGATATAAATGTTTAATAGCATAATGATATATTCTTAATTGTGGATCGTTCTCTAATTTTTCTTGTGTTTTTTCTTCTCCTGTTGCCCAGTCAAGCCTTCTTCCAGTCTTCCAGTCAACAACTTCTATGGTTTCTTTATTCACTAGTGTTATTAGGTCTATGGTGCCTTTCATTGCCAAATACCCATTTAATAAAGATCCATCAGCTAGTTTATACTCATATTTTGCCCAAGGTTTTTGGATTTGAAAATCAAAATGTTGTTCAGGCATGAGTATCTCTCTATTTCTTGGATCGAACATGCCATTATTAAATTCTATAGCTTTATAAACCCAAGCATGACAATCCTTATAATCTTTAATAGACCATTTATGATGAGTAGATTTTTCAGTATAATATTTATATACTTGTTCAATAATAGAGTTTAAACTATAATTTGTTGTGTCTATCTTTCCAATTACGTCATCCTCTATATAAAGAATAGCATCTTGTTGTGCTTTTTTTATTACGGCTAATATTTCTAGAACTTTATGGCATATGGTTCCTTTGTCTGCTTTTTGTCCGGATGGTCCTCGCCATCCCAAAACATACTCACCAAAATATTGTTGTTCACACATGGAGTGAACATTATAGCTTGAGGATCTAAAATATGTAATAATCATATAATTATACGTCTAGTATAGAGGATAATATGTCTTTAATGTGAGATATTTGATCAAATAATGACATATCTTTATTGTCTAATATAAAATCAAAATTATTCCAATCGTATCTTAACATATCCAAAATTGATTCGCTTTCATGAGTAGAATGATGGGGATCTCTAGTTAATCTCAAAACTTTTCCACCATTATTCTTAATTGCTTCGATCTCGTTTGGAAATCTACAATCAGTAATTAATGCTATCTTGGGTTTGTCTTTTTTAATTCTTTCGATTGTAGCATCAACCCAAACATTTGGTTTCATATTACGAAAAACATCTGTTCCTATGTATTGTAGAATATCTCTTGCAGATGCATACGTTCCGTTTATTTTTATATCTGTTAATTGATTCTTATCTTCATCAGATCCATAACATTGATCATAGGTTAAATTTAATAAATTCATACAAATATCTTGCTTTAGAACATCTGCAAAATTATATAATCTAATATTAGCAGATAGTCTATCAAATACTTGTTTTACTACAAAGTCATTGTTATTAGTATATGTGGGATCAAATATTCCAGCATAGTTTTTATCGCCGAGTAAATCTGATACCATGATTTGACCAGATTCATTAATATAAACATTATCTGCTATGCCCATATTGGACATATAAACAGAATAAATAAAATTACCCGTTGTGCTTTTACCAGACTGTTTACGTCCAGATATTCCTAATATTATCATATAGTTTTTTCTATTTGAGGTTTGATTTGTTCAATAACTTCTGCTGTTGACATCTCCCCAATATCCGCATACTTAGTAAGTTGTATATTTTTTACATTATATATTCTATGACATTTATTATGTATTTGCTGTGCTGCTTTTATACCAGCCTCGTCGTTATCCATGATAGTGACTATGGACATTGCTCCAGAAATATCTAATAGCATTTTTTGCTTATCTTTTAATGACGATCCAAAAATAGCCACACTATTATGTATTCCAGCTTCTTCTAATCTCCATACATTACCAGGGCTCTCAACAATAATTACCACACCACTATCTTTAATGTGTGTTTTTGCATACCAAAAATTATATAGGTATTCTTCTGCTCTAAATCCTTCATTATGTTTCCATTTTGGTATGGAATTATTTATAGTTCTTCCAGAACATCCAACCATAAACTGATGATCGTTGTCATAAATCGGAACCACAGCCCTATTGTACATTTCTCTGTTTGGATTCAAACAATCCCCAACATCATATTTAATTAATGTTTCTGGTAGATAGTTTCTATCTAGAAAATATTTGGATGGTATATTTAAGGTTTTTTGTATTTGACCTCTGGAAACTTGTTTGATACTATTGTTTATAACTGGTTTAATATAATTCACAGTATTAACAAAAGTATGTTTCTCTTTTTCTTTCTTGGGGATCTTGAGATCTTTTAGGTCTTTCTTGATAAATTTTGTTGCAAAATCTATAGCATCTTTAAATGTAACAGTCTCATCACCCTCTTTGCTCCAGTTTTTCTGTTGTCTAGACAAGCAGCCCCTAATAAATCCTATAACAGACGATCTAAATGTATTTTCGCATTGATGAGTTCTACATTTCCAGTTGCCCCTATAATGATCTCCTTGATGATATAGATTAAATGCTGATTCATTATCTCCGGCGTGTATAGGACACGACATTGTTATCATCTTATCAAATATTTTGTAATCTTCTATACCCAATACTGGTAGAAGTTCCTCTATATTATCGCACACAAGATCTGATAGCACCTTTAATTGGTACTGATCATACGAACGGGATGATTGTTTCTGTTTCATTGTTATCATTGACTATGAATCCGTCTTTAGTTGTTTTCAAATTATGTGATATCTCTAATTTTGTTTGACCTTCGGTAATTTTTGCACACCAACCTTTCATGTGACAGTTAATATAGTCGTTATCATCAAGTCCCCCTCCATGCCTACTAATAACTGGTAACAATTTTCTATTACCAGCATCTGGACCATCTTCTGCCATTTCTTCATCTGATTTACGTTTAAAGATACTAAAATTACTACATAACCATATGATTCTATCAGAACCACTTGCAGAATCAGTACTTTCTTTAGTAATGCCATCCCTATTTAATTGTATGAATGCCATAATTGGGACTTGATATTTAACAGCAAAATTATGTAGTGCTGTCATCATAAATCCTAAAAGTTGGTATTCTTTTAGATCTTTATCCATTCCTGTAGTGTCCATCAGCTTTAGATAATCGTAAAAAATGACGCACTCCTTGGCTGTGCCGTCATCATTTAATCCCACCTCTTTAACTAGCCATCGTCTCATGATAGCTAATTGCTCATCGAATGGCTTACCAGCAATAACTTTATGATGTATTGGTAATGTTTTAAGTTCTTGTGCCGCTTCTACAACTTTAGCTTTGTAAATTGGCGATTCGCCGAATCTACCAGTTTCGATTTTGTTAATTTCTATTTCTGTACTCATAGCTAATAGTCTATGAATATGATCTACCTTGCTCATTTCAGTATCCATATTCAGTACTGGTATTCCTAATTTTGCTATATTTCTACCCATATTATCAGATAATAAAGTTTTACCAGTCTTTGGTCTTGCTCCGATAACATTAACAGTTCCTTTTCTTAACCCTCCACCAATAGCCTGATCGTATACTGGAAAGCCTGTTGGTATTCCAACTTGATCCACAACATTGTTTTGAAGATATTCTATATACTCTTCTATTCCTTCTCCCATTAGTGATGGGGCAGAATCTCCATCATTAGTTATGGTAGTAATGAAATTAAAGATATTATCTTCCGCTATTCCTAGTATAGAAGATATAGATTCGCTACCATTAACTTCTAATAGTTTATCTTGAATAGTATCTAATTGTGTTCGTAATTGTCTGGCTATTTCTAGTTTACGAACCTTGGCTGCGAATTTACGAATATTCTCTAGATTAACAGGAAAATCATAAATTGCTTTTAAATGTTGTGCTTCTTCTTTTTTATTAAGTATATGAGCAACTTCTAGTTCCTGAGCACTAGAATATACCATAGCCAAATCTATCTGTGGTTTACTATGCTTTTCGCATATATTTTTTAAACATCTATAGATAATTTGATTACTATCCACAGTAAATGTGGATTCACTAATCAAATCTGTAACGTCCAAGAAGGCATCCTCTCCATACTGGAGAATACCACTAAGAACAGCACGTTCCGCTGAAGGATCAGATAAAATCATATTTTAGCCGGATTGGGTTGAACAGTTGTTGCACTTATACCTAGAAGCTGAATCAAATATTAGAGAAGGATTAACGAATTCCTTTTTTCCGCAAATTCTACAAACAACCTGAATAGGTTGTACTTCTTCTCTATTTCTGGCTACTGGTGGAAATTTTGATAATGCTTTGTCTACCAATGTATCTTCCTTGTGTAGTCCAAATTCTGCCATTTGCTCAAACTTGTTGGTATATGTATCATCTGACTTTGAACGCTTTTGTCCACTGCGAGTTTTTATAGTGTTAGCAGTACGTTCATTTTTTGGCTTTTCAACAACTTCAATATTTTCTGTTTCTATTTTTTCCGCTTCTTCTTTTGGAAGGAGTGCTTGTAAAACTTGAATTAAGCCCTTGATTTGTTCTGGATTTTTTATTAACTCATTAAGATCCATGTTTCACCTTTGTTTTTTGAACAGCAAGTAGTATATCGG